GCAAGTTGCTTTTTTATTTCTTCTAGGGAAGTTACTCTGAATACTCCGTCCTTGTATAACACTTTAGATGGGTCATTGTTAGATCGTATTATTGAATAACTACCGGTTTTTTGATTGTATTTAAAATCAATTCTGGTAGCGTACACTTGATCGATAATGTCGCCAAATTTCATACTAATATCTAGTGTTCAATGAATTGTGAGATCTTCGTTGAATTGTGCAAGATCAATCACGCCCAACATTTTCATTATTTTTTGTATATTTTTAGGTGGCTTGTCTGGTGGAAATTCTGGAATAAAAGCAAACTTCAAATTGCCTTCGGCGTCAAAGATAAATCCATAATCTTCTTCGCCAATTTCCTCATCATAATCTTGAACCGGATCTTCAACTGTTAATTCTAGGCGTTTGCTCACGGCTGCCTCCTATTTCTAGTATTTATTATTACTTAAATAGGATTAAAGCCATAAGTGACGCTTGAATAACAAAACCCAATCCAATTGTAGAAATGTTTAGTAAGTCTTTAAGGATAATGGCGCGGCCAAATAGCAGCACCAGTCCTAACCAAAGAAATAATATAACATCAACACTAGGTGTAGAATCTGTTAATCCAGTAAGAAGTGCAAGTAAAGTTGGAATAGTAGCCGCGTGTAATGCTATAGCGGCTAGCCATCCCATTGTGTCAGCTGAGATTTTACTAAAGTGTGTAGTAAAGAACTCAGCTACTTGATTCTTGATACGATCAAAGTCAATTTTTGAATTTTCCATATTTTTTTGAATTTCAGGCTTTTTACGAGTTGAAGTTAAAAGTGGCATTTACAGTCCTACTAACTACCATAAAATATATGGCGGCCAATCTTGGCTATGGGCTTTTTGCCCCATCCAGGTTTGACATAGTCAGCATGATAGTACATTGCATTCTTGAGACTTGGAAGTCTAAAACCTTCCAATAATACTTTTTTAGCCACTTCTTCGCTTTCACGATACAGCGGCTGATAAATCGGCTTTACTCTATGAGTGCCATCGCAGTACCAAGAAAACTGACAAACCACTTTCGAGTAGATAACATTTTTCTGATAAACAACAGCACAAATATCCCCTGGGAAATTGCCATTGGCAGCACGATTAAGTGTTACTTGAGCTACAGCGACTTTGCCTTCAAATGGTTCGCTGGCAGCTTCCCAATAGATATTTTGAGTTAGGCAACGAAGCTGACGAGCACGGTCGTCCGAAGTTACTACTCGAACTTTTTGCATTTCAGCTTTTTCTGCTTCGAGAGCTTGAAATTTATTTTTAGTGACTGTGGTCAAGGCAAGGGTAGCCAACCACATACCAAAAACTATTGTCACAAATTTTACCATACCTGGAAAATATTGTTTCATCTTTCTTCCTCCTTTATTCAGGTTGTAGTTTTATATAACTACGAATTTTATAAGAAAACAACTGCTATAACACCATAATAATGGTATATTATAGCACTTTTTTTGGTTTTTATCAAGTAATGTGAGTAGATAATTGTGGCTCAGCCACAAATTACATCACTGCTGCCGGCGCCAACTGAATCGCCACAACTGATTGAATCTCCTATTCTGGCCACACCTTTTCCATTAGCTATTACCGTGGAAGATCCTCCGTTCTGAGATCCACTGTGAGTATCTGGAGGGCCTGGATCTGTATGACTGGGCCATGCATCATCAATTCTTACAACGCCGTAACCGTTTACAATAACATCATTGCTTCCATTAGGTGTATTTGGCCTTGATGGGTATCCTCCGTGACCGGTAGATGCATCAACGTTTTTTCTTGTTACTCCGGGCATTATGTTATTATTCCGCCTCGAGTAACTGGTTCAATACCAGTTGTAGTTTTGATATAATGTTTCTGCATTTGATCAATACTAGGAGCATGCATAATTACATGATCTTTTTGTAGTACAACATTTACGTCTGAATCGGCGGTGAACAAACTTTGAATTAGTCCCATTCCTTGTGGACTAGGCATTACTGTACATGGTTTGGTGATTTCAAATCCATTTGGGCCTGCATCAACAATTCTTGCTACAACTTCGTCTCCGTTGATTAGTTTGAAACTCACAATATCGCCTTCTTGATATCCTTTTGAGATTAACATCTTAACCTTTCAATAATTGAAAAAATTCATTTGATTGTTTAGCTATACCATCAAATCCACCTGGTAGTAGTTCGGATCCATTGAAAATTTGTGGTACACTTCTTAATCCTTTATCTAACAACATCTGCCTTGATTCTGCATTGTTTTCTATATTAACTTCTGTGTACGGCACGTTTTTACTTTCTAATAATGCTTTTGCTCTATCGCAGAAAGGACAATTATTTTTAGAATAAACTGTAATCATTATAAACTAAATCCTCGAAATGTGTTATTATCAACATCTTGTTTTGTACCACCAATTACATAACTTGAAATTTCTGTTTCTTGTGGTGCGACTTGCACTTCTGCACCGGCAATCCATTTTTGTGTCCATGGTAATGGATTTGAGCCTGGCTTGATACCACAATCTAAACCAATTGCCGTCATTCGTTTACAGGTAAGCCAATCAACATATTGACTTAGTAATTGTTCATTAAGTCCAATCATTGATCCATCTTTAAACAAATAATGTGCCCATAATTTTTCTTGAGCTGCTGCTGCTAAAAACATTTTTTCACATTCGGCACGAGTTTCTTCTTTTATAGAAGCATAATCAGGATCATCCTGTGGTAGCAATTTGAGAAGGGTTTGCGTAGACCCTAAATGAACATTTTCATCTCGTGCAATCAGTTTTATTATTTTAGCATTACCTTCCATTTTTTTCAATTCAGCAAATGCCCAGGAACATGCAAAACTAACATAGAATCTAATACCTTCTAGAGCATTAACTGAATTAAGACAGAGCCATAATTTTTTCTTTGTTTCGTATCTATCTATTACCACTGTGTTACCGTTTACTGTATGATGTCCATATCCAAGTAGGTTATAATATTGCACGTTTTCAATTAGATCATCATAGTATTTGCTGATATCTCGAGCACAATTTACAATATCTTCAATATCAGTTAGTTCATCAAAAATTGTAGAAGGGTTAGAATAAACATTCCTAATAATATGAGTGTAACTGCGGCTATGAATAGTCTCATTAAATGCCCAAGTTTGAATCCAAGTTTCCAACTCAGGAATAGTAGCAATGGGAAGGAAAGCAAGGTTAGGACTACGGCCTTGAACACTGTCAAGAAGGATCTGTCGCTTAAGATTGCTAGTAAAAATGTGTTGTTCATGTTCAGTGAGTTCTTTGAAGTCCTTGGCATCTCTTAATACATCTATCTCAGTTGGTTGCCAAAAAAAACCAATCTGTTTGGTTGTTAATTTTTCAAATTGATTATATTTAAGAGAATCAAATCTTTGCAACGGAGATCCACCATTGTCATCTAAAAAAGCAAGTGCCTGAGTATGATGTTTTTTATTATTGATATTAAATACTGACATTTTTATGTACCTTCATATGATTTTTTATATTTGCTACTGTTATCTCTTTACCACATTGTTCGCACGGCACTCTTGGTCTTTGTAATGCTGCTAGAGAAATATTTTTTGCATGTGTTGCTGATTTAGGCTTAAAATAATTTTCTTTGTTTTTTTTAGGATTTGATGCACGCCTTCTTTGTTCTTCAACAAAACCTTGGTAATTATCTTTCCATCGTTCAGTAATTGCATTGCTCATTTTTTCTTTGGCTATATCATCATGTTTAAATCCTGATTTATCTTCAGATACAATTATAGCATGTTTCTTTCTAGTCCAAGCATACATTTTGTTATTTCTATTTGCCATCATATTAGCAGCATACCATAAAGATTTACTTTTAGGATATATTTTAACTAATAACAAATGTGCAATATAATGTTCCTCAGCAGTTAAAGATACCAAGTTATCTGCATTATTTGTACCACCAATGCATTTTGGAATGATATGATGTATTTCTGTATATCCTTCCGTTATTCTATTTTTTGCTCTTTCAATAATGTTATTATAAATTTTTATATAATTCATTTACTTCTCCTGACTAAGTTATTTAGCCAGAAAAAGCCCAACCTCAATAATTACTTTTCCTGCACATAAGTTTTTGCAAATATCTCTCGTTTTACTACGCCGTAGTCCCCAGGACCATGTCTTACAATATAATCTTCTCCTGCAGTATAATTAAGTGTTTCGCCCCAATTGGTAGCCACTGAACCATCGTGGTCGGCCAATTTGGCCAGCTTGACAATTTTCTTTGGGTAGCACACACCATCGCCAGCATCATCTTTTAATTCACGAAACTTTTCTGGAGGCATAGGATACTGTTCGCCTTTGGGACCAGTCAAAATATAAAATCCTTGTTTATAATTTACAGGTCCTTCAAGTGTTTGTATGACACCATCTTCCTGAGCAATCTCATACTGTTCAGGATTGGGTTGTTTATAGGTTTTGAAGGCACCCTGAGAAAACCATTCGTCATTGATGCCAGCCTCTTCAAACAAATTTATATACTTTCTAAGGGTCATTAAAACTGATCCTTTTCTGTACTATATGCCATTGCTGCTGTTGATTTCGCACCCACTGCTTCACTGATTAAATCAAAGTATCCAACGCCTACTTCACGCTGATGCTTTACTGTAGTAAATCCACGATCCTGTGCTCCAAATTCACGCTCTTGCATTTCGCTATATCCTGCCATGCCTCTTGAGCGGTATGCTTCTGCTAATTCAAAAGTAGCTAGATTATTACAATGAAAACCGGCGAGTGTGATAAACTGAAACCGATATCCTAGTTTACCTAATTCTTGTTGAAAAGTCAAACATTCTTGTTCGCTCAAAAATTTACGCCAATTGAAACTAGGAGAACAATTATAAGCTAACATTTGATTGGGGTACAATTCATGTATTGCATTGGCAAACTTTCGGGCTTGATCAAGGTCTGGAGTAGATGTTTCAAACCAAAGTAGGTCAGCATAAGGGGCGTAAGCCAAGCCACGAGCAATGCAAGCATCCAGGCCATTTTTAAATTTGTAGAATCCTTCTTCAGTGCGTTCATTGACTATAAACTCCTTGTCCAATGGATCGTGGTCTGATGTAATTAATGTTGCTGCTTCTGCGTCTGTTCTTGCCATAATAACGGTATCTACACCTGCTACATCTGCTGCTAATCTCGCTGCATTAAGTGTGCGAATCATTTGGCTTGTTGGTACTAAAACTTTGCCGCCTAGGTGACCACATTTCTTTTCACTTGCTAATTGATCTTCAAAGTGTACACCTGCTGCGCCGGCTTCGATCATGTGTGACATTAATTCAAAAGCATTCAGTGCACCACCAAAGCCGGCCTCGGCATCAGCTACAATTGGTAAGAAGTAATCTACATCAGTTTGACCTTCGGCCCAGTCAATTTGATCCGCACGACGGAAAGCATTATTAATACCCTTTACGACCTTTGGCACACTGTCAACGGGATACAAACTTTGATCAGGATAGGTTGTATTGGCAGTGTTATTAGCTGCTGCTACTTGCCAACCACTCAGATAAATTGCCTTCAAACCTGCCTTGGCATGTTGTACGGCCTGTTGACCATTATAAGCACCCAAAGTGTTAATATATGGTTCATTTTCCAACAGTGTGCGTAATTTTCCAGCACCTAATCTTGCCAATGTATGATCTATTCTAATAGACCCCTGTAGTTTTCTTACAGTATCAAAACTATAATTTCTTTTTTTCATAATGTTCCTAGATTACACAGCTATCACAATTTTCTTGATCAATTGTTTGTTCTTCTTCGGCAAATTTTGATTCTACTAATTTGTCAACGTTGATTTCGCCTTGTCCGTCAAATGTATTAAAATAATACAGTTGTTTTAATCCATACTTGTAGCACATTATCAGATGTTGTAACATCTCCGACATAGGAATCTTTTCATCGTCGTAATATTGGGGATTGTAGGAAGTATTTACACTAATACCTTGGTCAATATATTTTTGCAGTACTGCACAAAGTTTTAAATATCCTTCAGGACTGATTTGATCCCACAGCAGTTCGTATTTGTTTTTTAATCTACGGTACTCAGGAACCACTTGCCTAAGAGCACCATGCTTGCTTTGTTTTACTGACACATAGGAACGTGGTGGCTCAATTC